GGCATTTTAACTGATGAAGACTAGGGATCATCTATCAATTTTTTTAACTGCTATGACCGTTCTCCTTTGTTATTTGAAAATAACAGATCAGACACAGCTTTCTTGGACCATAGTATGGCTACCTTTCTATGGACCATACGCCATAACTTTTATTACTATTGTGGTAATGGTGATCTACTCGCGTAGGACGAAAAAATGAACCTCCAAGAATTTTGGGATCAAGTTGATTCAAATTTGTGGATAAGCATATCTGTTTTGGGACTCGTAGTGGTATTAATTGGCGAATACATCCTACCGACCAGATGGTAAAAATAATTATTTAAATCTCATATAATCCAATAGACAATTAAATCATATGGCTATCATCTCAGAAAGAACCCTCATGCCAATAAGCCTTGTTTTGATCTTTTTAGGCGGTGTGGCATGGTTAACTTCGATTGCGGCTGATGTAAAATTTACCTCTAATACTATTGAAAAGGTTGAAATCAAACAAGAAAGATACAATGCTACACTGTCGGAGATTAATTCCAGGCTAAGTAGAATAGAGGGGAAGCTTGAGAACAAGAGACAGTAGTAATAATTTAATAAATGAAACATGGCTTTTGCATGTTTAGGTTTATTTAATGTCCGATACCACACACTACCCAAGCACACTTCAAATCGGAAAACATGTTTACGACGAAGCTAACGAGGCAATCAGGGTCAATGTCATAGCGACAGTTGGTGGCGGAGGAGGTGGCGGGTCAGGAACCGAATATACAGAAGACGCACCTAGCGCTGCTAACCCTGTAGGGCCAATGGCTATAGCTCGCAGACGCGACACGCCCGCAGGCGAGACCTCTAACGACGGCGATAATATTGCTCTTAATGCTACAGATAAGGGCGAGCTCTACGTAAAGCACTTAGATCCATTCACAATAACTCTCCCCACAGGCGCTAGCACTGAAGCAAAACAAGATGCTGAGATAGCTCTTCTCTCAACTATAGACGCTGACACTTCAGCTTTAGCAGGGACAGTTTCCGGAAGTGAACTTCAAGTCGATGTTGTGACAATGCCTACCGTTACGGTTCAAGCGACAAACCTTGATGTCAGAGATTTAGTTTTTGCTTCTGATAAAGTTGATATTTCAGGTTCCACATTGGCCGCAAATTCAGGCGTTGATATTGGGGATGTCACAATCAACAATGCAGCTGGTGCTGCTGCTGTAAATATTCAAGATGGTGGAAACTCTCTAACTGTTGATGGAACTATTACTGCAAACATTGGAACTTCTGGAGCTTTGGCCCTTGATGCTTCTCTTACAACTCTAAATACTTCAGTTAATACACTTCTAAAACCGGCTAACACTTTAGCTGCAGTTACTTCAATCACCAACGTGGTTCATGTTGATGACAATGCTGGATCTCTGACAGTCGATGGGACAGTATCGGCGACTCAATCTGGTACATGGACAGTTCAACCTGGAAACACAGCGAACACAACGGCGTGGAAAGTAGATGGCTCAGCAGTCACTCAACCCGTGAGTGGAACGGTTACAGCAATTTCAGGGACGGCTGCAAATTTAAAAGTTGAAGCCACAATTGCAGCGGCTCAAACACTTGCGACAGTAACCACGGTTTCAACTGTCACGGCAGTTACTGCAATCACAAATGCTTTACCTACTGGAACAAATATTATCGGAGGAGTTAATCCAACACCGTCCGGCGCTGCAGCCCAGGCTCTTTCAAATGACACATCCGTTGCTTATGAAGCATCGAGTGTTACTAAGGCAAGTGCTGGCACTGTTTACGGACTTACCGGGTATAACTCAAAAACGTCAGCACAATTCTTCCAGTTTTTTAACTCCACTACTGTGCCAGCAGATACGGCAGTGCCTGTAATCACTTTCATTGTGGCAGCATCCTCTAATTTTAGTATAGATTTTGGAGTTTATGGGAGACGATTTTCTACAGGCATAGCTTGGTCAAATTCAAGCACCGGCCCCACAAAAACGCTAGGGTCAGCTGACATGTTTGTGGATGTAAATTATGTCTGATCTAACAATATCAGGTACAGTCATAGCGCCAGTCGATGCTCAATATATTGTGGTTTCAAACGACGCCACGCTAACACTTGATAGACGCCTTTCGGTTAATGCGACTAACTTAACGATAACTGACGGCGGAGCCAACAACGCAATCACACTAAACACAATCCAAGATATTTCTATCACGAGCGTCCCTACGTTTGAGAGATTGATTATTTCCGGTTCTACAAATCAGAATTTTATAAATGCTTCTGGAACGCTCGACGGGACATTAGCGGAGATTGCTTACACACTTTCCTACGTTACCAACAAAGCCTCGGGTGCAGATACAGGTCTACTCATTTCGATGACAGATTCGGCATCTCCCTCAGTTTCACTTCCTTTAGATATTCAAGTTGGTGGGGTAAGCAAATTAAGTGTCACTGAAGCGGGTCTTCTTACTTCAGTGAATCAAACGATTACCGCTTTCTCTACGATTGGTGTTGTTCTAAACAGCGCTGCAGGAGTTTTATCAACACTAGCGCCCGGTACTTCGGGAAATGTTCTTACATCAAACGGAACAAGTTGGGTGAGTTCTCCCTCGGCTGGTGGTGGAGCACCTGTTGGAGCCCAGTACGTCACACTTGCTACAGATGGAACTTTAACAAACGAGAGAGTGCTTACAGGAACTGCGAATCAAATTGTAGTTACTGATAACGGTGCTGGCTCTACAGTAGTTTTGTCGACTCCTCAAAATATCCATACAGCAGCGACACCGACGTTTGCAGGAATTACGATATCTGGTTCCACGACAAGTAATTTTATAAATGCCAGTGGCACGCTTGATAATGCGACGGGTGATGAGACCGCCTATCAATTAAATTACACAACCAATAAATTAACGTCGGGAACAGACACGGGTTTATATGTAAACCAGACTGACACCTCATCCCCCGGTATATCTTATTTAATAAACCTGTGCAGGAATGGTGGATCGGTTTTTAACATTACAAACGATGGAAACTTAACAACATCGGCCACCGTGTGGACACTTGCCACACTGACAAGTTTCACGATGCAGAATATACTCGCCCAACCACTTCTCTATGCTGACGCTTCCAGTTTTAAGATAAAAACAAATCCTGTTTATATTGAAATGGCTGCCGCTACATCTGGAACCCCAGCACCATCTCTCACGACAACGTGTCCTGCTCACACCGGAATGACAGCGGCCACTGAAATGACCGAGCTGCTCATTGATATGAGCTCGATTAAACAATGGACAGCTGGAGCTGCGATACCGAATCAGAGAAGTTTAAAAATCCTAGCTCCACTGCTTACCACAACCGCTGCAAGTACAATCACTGAAGCCAGCACAATTTATATTTCAGGTCCTCCAGCTATCAGTGGATTTAGTGCGCAGATAACAACTTCAATCGGATTCAAACTAGACACTAGAGTTTTAAGCTCAGGCGTTGCTACAGGAATTGGTTTTCAGGTTTATGCACCGACTGGAGCTCTCACAAATGCTTGCGGAAGTTTTATGGGCGGGAATGTTGGAATAAATTCTCTAAGCCCCAAAACTTGGCTTGATATTCGTGTTACTGACATTAATTCAACAAACAATGTTGTCACTTGTCTCGACGGTATAGCTAGGTATATTGGAACTTATATAGGTGGCACTGCCATAACAACAGCACCTGCATCAAACACTTCCGTATTTCTAATGGATTTTGGTTGGGCTCCGACGGCTAACTCGGCTTTTATTGTTGGAACAAATCAATCGTTCTTTACTCTACAAGGCAGTGTCAACACGACTGGAAATGTCCGGGGTGTTGCTAATGCAATGTTTCTCGACACTACCGGAACAGCTCAAGCCACACAATTTAACGGAATCATCTCTGCCGTTCAATCAACGGCAGCGTCTACTGGGGGAATAACAACTGCCAGGGGTTATCTGACGTCTTCCAATTATGCGGGAACGGGAACCATAACGACACACGTCGCTTATGATGCTTCTTTCGGTTACACAAACGTTGCGGGCGTAGCCTCGACAACAATTGGAATGCGGATCGGGAACGTCAGCAAGGGCGCGGCATATACATTAACCGATTTTTTTGGGGTACAAATTTTAGACCAGACCGCCGCATTTGGTGGAAATAAGATTGGTTTTTATCAGCTTGGCACAAATTTAGTAAACAGACTTGTTGGTGACACAGCCATAGGTGTTGACGCAAATCCCGGTGCGACCC